CAGTAATAGGTTTAAGTGCCTCAATTCTATCTAATAAAGTTCTGACCCCAGCATTTTTAGAAGTTGTAGTATTAATAAATGGCTTAGGTGGTTGGGTAGTTTGTATTCCATAAGCCCCTCCTACAGATGGGTCTGATGGATTAATAACCCCGCCTTCATCTATAGTTTTTGTTTTTGCTTGTTGGGCTTTTGCTTTTGGATCATAAGGAAGACCTTCTTTCGTATACTCAATACGAGTTTGCCCTGTAATTGCATCGGTTGAAGATTGAGCAGGAATAACTTCAGTACCTACTACAGCTTCTTCTGGGCCTGCTATTTTTCTTGCTTCAATAGCTTCTTCTAATTCTTTGTTATGTTCGTAAAGCTTTGTGTCTTCTTTAGCTTTTTCAATTGCTTCATTCATAATCCTGCTTGCATCATCAATACCTTGAACTGATTCAGATACAGGTTTCATCCAATCAAACCCACCTATTATTGTTGGGATGTTTAGATTTGAAACAACTTTATTAGTTTCATTAATAACTTTACCCCCAGTTCTAATTCTTGAAGGGGTCATTAACAAAGGATCAAACGCTACTTCTGATGCAGTTACATAAAATTGAGGGTATTGTTGTACATCTTGTATAGCCCTAGCATACTCAACAGGATTGTACCCTTCAGGGACTCTTTCTCTGTAAGCTTTATCTACAGCTGCATTAAACTCAGAGTTCCATTTTGTTTTATCCCATTTAGCAACAGGGCCAAACCTTCCACTTTCAAATCTAGGTAAAATACTTCTAGCTTGAGCACCTGCTATTTCTGCTCCATAGTTTAATCTTTGTAAATTTTTACCAATAATATCTGTAGTTTTACCAATAGTCTTTCCGTAAGCTATTCCCTGTAAATATTCTTTAGGAGGTTTGTATAGCAACATGCCTTGCTTGTCACGAAGCCTGCCCATTTCATCTAAAGCTTTTGCTTGTCGCATGTTAATAACAGATCCTGGTGGAGGAAGGTTTGGAGGACTTAAATCAAAGTTATGATGTGACATTATCTACCTCTCATAAACGGATCAGAGCGTTGACGAAAAAAATCTTTATGTTCAGGAAGGAATTTTCCTCTAACAGAAGTTTGTTCCTGCGTTGGGGCTTCTTCCTGCATTGGAGCTTGTGTAGGTAAATCAACTTTAGGTAATGGAGCTGCATATGGTGCTTGTGCTCCCGGCATAGCATTTGGTGTTGTAACCTGTAGCCATGATGGAATTGATCCAAAAACATTCCCCGGTAATGATGGGGGTGCTCCTCCAAATCTTTGCTCAAACATTGCGTTAGGGTCTTGGCTTAGCCCTTGAGTATATTGATAAATGTTTTGAAATTGTGTTGGAAACAAATCAAGGTTATTTAATATATCTGGGGCATCTAAAGATTTTAATTCACCTGTTACAGGATCACGATATGTAGCGTCAGGCATTCTTGCAAAAGAACCCATAGGAGTCATGCCGTACGCAATTCTTTTAGATGGATCATCAGGGTCTACCTGTCCAATACTTCTTAAATATTCAGGGTCAGCCAATCTGTCAAAAACAGTTGAGTCTTCAAATAGGCTGTCTCCTGTTTGAGAAGCATAAGGACGAAGAATATCTAAGCTATCACGATAAACAGAATCACTTAAATATCTTTGTGGATCAATGCCTTCCCCTGTTAGCATAGCCCTATCAGATTCCATTAAAGCTGTTCGTTCTTCTTCTCTTGCTTTTAGTTGTTCTGCTTGAGCATCTTCAAAAGAAGAGGTTGCAGTAGCTAACTCTGCTGGGAAATTCATAAAAAAATTGTCATCTGGCATTGGAGATTTTAAATCAAACATTTGGTTTAAATATTGTTGTGCCAAATATTCTTCTGTTATTGCGTCAAGAGAATAACCCGGTGGCAGTTTAGTTTTAATAAAATTACGTACTGCTGCTAAAGCTTGGTCTGATGTTGTTGATAACCTGTCTCCACTAACAGTGTCCGGCCTTAATGGGGTAACATTGTTTTCAATATATTGTTGTACATTTTTTACTATTTCAGTTGCTAAATATTTATTATTACCCAAAGTATCTGTTTGTGATAATAAGTTTTGAGAATATGCTTTTAATTTATCAGCTTCTGTTTTTATAAAATTATCAAATAATTCTTTAGATTGTGTTGTTGTTCCAGTTTGATTCCAATTATTTGGGAAACGAATAGAATCTTTATAATAGTTTCGTAAAAATTCTTCAGGATTTTTTAGTATTTGATTTACAGCATCATCATCTAAATCATCAAGCAGGTCTTGTCCTTGTTTTTTTGCTGCCCATTCTTCTGGTGTAAGAGGGTTATCTGTGCCTAATGTAGTTAAATACCCATAACGTAATTTTTCATCATTGTTACCTTCTTGTTGCAATGCTTTTAAAGCTAATCTTTTTGCATTACTTTCGCTTGCACCATAAACTCTACTGGTTTGTTCCGTCATGTGTTGTTTAATTTCAGGCCATGCGTTTTCAAAATTAGTCATAAACGTAAAATCAAATTTGTCATTTTCTTCAATTAATCCAGCGTCTATAGCCCCATTTAAAAAAGCTTTTTGTTTTAAATCATCAGTAATGTAGTATGGGTTTTGTGTTACTTCTTCTGTTTTTCTAGTAAGGACTTCATCTAGAATACGATTAACATCATATGATTTATCATAATAACCGTCTTCTCCTACAAAACTTCTTTGTTCTGCATCTTTGTAGTTAGGGTCGTATACAAAGTATTGACTTGTCATTGATCTAGCTGCTATTAAAGATTCTGATTCAGTAGGGTTTCTTCCTAATGATGTGCTAAAAGCAACATTCCATTCCGCAAGAGTATCTTTTAATAATTGGCTAACATCTTTTATGTCAACTACTTTCCCTTCTATTTCTGTTTGTGCTTCTGATAATATGCTAAATCTTCGTGCCTCAAATTGATCTGGTTCTAGTCCAACAGTATTAAATACTGTTTGTGTTTGATCTATTTGTTTTTGAATATCTTCTTCTTTTCGATTTCCACTAAGCTGTATTTTAGTTAGAATCTTTTGCATTTCATCTTTAAATACACCATCTATATCAAAAATTTTTTGATTTTCTATTCCTATTACAGGAGTTGCCATTATTTATCTCTCCTACCTAAAAGAATTTCAGGCCTTAATCCTCTTGAAGTTAACATGTCTCTTATAGGCTTACTGGTAGGTTTAGGAATAAACTGATCTTTAAATGCACTAATCTGTTCTTGATATCTTTGTTGTGCTACTTGAAGGGGGTCGTTTAATAAATCTGTTTCTTTTGCCATTATTCCACTCTATCTCCTGTTGGCATGTTTCTACCACCACCTGTGGCAGTTCCTAATTGTGAACCTAATAGATCAAGTCCACCCATTCCCTGTGGAAAAGTTGATTCTCTTTGAGTTCCTTCTCCAACTCTTTGCCTTTGTATTGCTGCTTCTCCTGGCCGTTGCAATTGTGCTTGCCCCGGTAAGAATTGCGTACCTAATTGGTTTGCAGACATATCTGCTGCTTGTGCTCTTTGTTGTTGTAACTGTACAGCTTGAGCAACTTCTTCAGCTTGTTGTCCACGAGCCATCTCTAATAATTTTTCAGCAGCCATTTGGTTTTGTTCTTCTAATGGGTTAGTAATGCCCACACGTTTTTGTGCTTCATATAAACTAATTAATCCAGATCCTCCATTCCACAAACGTAATGCTAACAATGCTTCACGCTCTCTTTCTTCTGGGGCTTCTGCTTTTAATGTTACTGAGTTTTCGTAAAACACTTTTATGTCGTCAGGAGCAATTGCTTGGTCAAAGTTTTGAACGCTACTTCTAGCATGTACTGTAACTTTACCCATAGCTTTATTGTTTACTAACTTTAAGAATCGTTCATTAGCATGTTCCATTCCTCTAGCCATAGCATCAGCAAACTTACCAAATACTAATCTTCCTGTACCAGCTAAAACACTTAGTGCAAACCCAGTGGAAACACCTGATGGTCGCATACCTCTAACTACGTTAGGGAATGTAGCTTCTTCAATCATTGTCTGTACCATTCCAAGTTGTTGCAATATTTCCTGTGGGGGCATTGCAAGTGGGGATGGTTGTATATTTACATTTGGTCGTACCCAGTTCTTAGCTGCAAACAATTCGTATTCATCCATTGTTGCTTCTGCTGAAGATGCTGGCCCGTAGAAGTCAATTGTTCTCCAAGCGTATTGCCTAAGTATTGCTTCATACTGTGTAATCAATCTTGCTTCTGAATCAAGTAGGCTGTGAACAGGTTTAAGTATTCCTTGATACCTGTCTTCAGGCATACCCACATCATAATCCAAAGATGTAGCTGGTTGTATTTTTACGTAAGGGTTAAATCCATATCCATGTTTATATGGCCCCCATACCCATTCGCCGTCTGCCATTCTTCCGCACCAAGTATCATCCCAATATTCTAAGAATGTTACTGTGTCTGTACCCGGAATCATTGGTCTCCACTCTGGGTATAACATTTGTATATCATTACAATCTGTTTCGTAAAACTCAATTGCCCATTTCATTCCTGCTCTTGAGTCATCCCAAATCATATTCTTAGGATTAACAGCATCAATAATAAAAGGGAAGGAAATGTTTCTTTCATCTAAGTGATCTTGTAAAGCTTCTTTATATTCTCCTTCATCGTCATAGTCATCTAGTAAAGGAGCATCTGGCCACTTATCCCCATCCCACCAAGTCTTAACAAATCCAACTCCATACTGAATAGAGTGTTTTACTATTGTTCTTTTGGTGTGTTCAGGGATATGCATCCATACACCTTGCAAGAATTTTTGTATTCGTTCTGATCTATTCTTTGCTCTTGGTGATGGAGCTGGGACAAATATGGATGGGTTATTGACATCAACGTGATCAGTAGCAACGTTAACAATAGCGTGAGCCGTAGCTGGTCGAACAGGATCGATAGGCATATCATCAGGAATAGGAACAGAACGAGTGCCATGATAATATTCATCTTCTTCCTCACATTGATCATGAAATGCTTCGTATTGCTGTTTATAAGTATCAAAAATATGCAATACATTTTCGGCAGTAGGTTTACTGTCGTCATAATTCATGTCACCAGGGACTAAAGGTTCGCCTGTTTTAAAATCTGTTAAAACCATTATTCAACTCCTGCCTTATCCCATCTTTCTTCCACACGATCTAGCCTTCTGTTTCTCATTATAATTTCACCTCTGCTCATTCCGCCAATACCATAACCTTTATTAGTTTCGTCTTGTGTTGCTAAATATCTGCCACCAAATCCACGTCTTCTAGATTGTGAGTATTCGGGTTCATTACAAGCTGATAATGCCAAGGCTAGAGCAAAGACTTCATCGTCATGCTCCCCAACTGGTGCTTGTGCTTTGAAATTTCCACTAGACATTCTAACATGCTGGAATGCCCTTAGTTGTCGTAACATTATAGGAATAGCAGGGAATTGTATAGTCTTATGTTCCATTGCTACTTGTAATGTAGCTAATAAATTCTCACGATTATTCTTTTGAATTGACACTCCTTCCACAGGTAAGTTGCTTGCTTCTAGTTCCTGAACCATAGCTAAACCCATACCTGAAGCGTCTGCCATTATTCTTTGCAATCCCCATTCTTGGTTAATTGCAATAATGTGTTGTTGTACTTGTGGCCAGGATTGACCGTCCCATAATCTGTGGTAAACAACCCTACGCTCATCTGCATCCATAACTGTTAGTACGGTAAAGTCACGAGATACACCTAAGTCTAATCCTGCTACATAGTTTTTACCGGGTAGTGGTTCATCTAATAAATCACCACCTATACAATCTTCTATGTTAGAAAAGAATCCTGATGACAAAGAAAATTCTGCTAGGTACATACGTCTCCATGCAGATTCAGGCATAACTTCTTTATCGCCTTCTACTTCTTCTACATCGGCAGGCATTAATAATGGATTCTGATAAACAGTGTAATGAAAGTATCTGTGGTTTTTATGTGCACC